GTTGTCGGTGTGCGCAGTGTTGGCTGGTTGGAGTTCACTTGGTATTCGGGTGCAGAAGGAACCTTCTCTTACCCTCTCGCTGACAACGCAACCGCCGACCCAACCAAGATTGGAACGGAAAACTATTCGGTTCACTTGAAGAAGGGTCAAGGCCGATGTATCTTCCTTGACTCTACCCTTCTCCGAGGCGAGTCCTTTGAGAACCTCGACCGACAACAAATGGCTATCGTGCGCAACCGTGCAACCGTCATTGATAACCTTATCATTGACGCTCTCTTGGATGGCGCAGGTCAAAGCGTTGCCGTCGCTGGTGGCTCGGAATGGGACACCGCTTCTGCTGACGCTGAAGCAAACATCCTGAACGCTATGGACAAAATCTTCGAGAACGGTCGTGTGTCGGGCAACGAGCCAATGGCTCTCATCGTCCCAACCAAGCACCGAAATGTCCTTTTGCAGACGACCCTTTACGGAAATGTCGTGGAGTCCCTTGAGGAACACCTGAAGCGCATGACGAACCTTACCATCTATTATAGTCGTGATTCTCTCCTTGACGACACCGCCCTTCTGCTGATTCCCGGCGCTGAAACCGCCGAGTTCTTCACTTACAATGGCGACGGATTCATGGAAACCGAATTGACTCGCATCCCCGGCGTTGGCTACGATTGGATGCTTACGGGCTACATGGGTTGTGTCATCCACGAACACCAAGACGGGGCTTCGGCAGGTCTTTCAAACCGCATCTGCAAAATCACGAACATTACCGCTTGAAGTTAGGCGGTGATTAAGTGAGCAGGGCTGACTTCTTGAAAGGCTACGCCGAGAACATTCTCGGTCGTGAATTGACAAAGGCAGAAGCCGAGCAGGTTTGCGCAGAAACAAATCGGCGCAAAGTGCAGGAATTGTGCGCACAATTTGCGCAAAAGCCTAAGTCAAAACCCAAGAAGAAAGTCGTTCTTCCCGAACCAATTGATGAATCAATGGATGATTCGATTAAAGCAGTGGTGAACAATGATGAAATCTAAGGCCGCAGTCGCAAAGGCTCTCAAAGAAAAGGGCATCCCAATCCCAAAAGAGGATTCCTTTTCTGCTATGATGCACCGACTCAATTCTTGGAAAGAAGGTAAGGGCTACCTCTTTCGCAGAATTAAGAGCCGATTTTATGCTCGCCAACAATTACCTGTTGAAATCCCTCTCGGAACAGTGGTTTTTGTTCCCAATAGTGATTTTGCACGCTCTTTGATTAAGACGGGCGCTATGTTCCCATTAGGTCGTGCCTTCTTCGATGAAAAAATCCACACGCTTATTGATGTGCCGCAGACTGAGGTTTATGAAGAACCGAAGGTTGAAAAAGCACCCGCACCAAAGAAACAAACACCGAAGAAGAAGCAGTCTAAGAAAAAGGTGAAGAACAGTGGCGATAACGACAACGCAGATTCGTGATTTGCTCAACAGGCCGAGAGGCTTGAATGACGCAACAATTAGTGAATACATCACTATTCGCACCGAAGAAGTGAACAAATCCCGCCGTTCTTCAACGCTTTATGGCCTCGGTCTTGACGAAGGCGTTTCCGATACCCAAGCAGAATCAGCAATCAAGTTTCTCGTTTGCGTAGATTGCTTGCGAGTTATGATTGACACTATTCCTATGTATGTTCCTGAACCGGAACAACGACGAACAGATATTCGGCTTTCAGCACAGTTAAAGTCTTTTGAAGCACAAGCCGACAGACTGCTTTCGCAGGTTGCTGAAAGAGGGGGCAGTGCATTTGCCCTTGACTCAAGCAATTCTCGGATGGAAGATGTATGACGGACTATACATGGATTGGTGCTTCAAGTCAAACGGCTTCGACGGCAGGCAATTGGGTTCCATCCGGCCCTCCCGGCGCATCCGATAAGGCAATTTTTGATGCCGCCGCTTCACAAAACTGCAATTGGGATATTGCTTCTGTAAATGAAATCGAAATCCAATCAGAATACAATTATACAGTGGATTTTACGGTGAGCGTTGCTTTGAATGGTCTTAAGGTAAGCAAAGCATCATCTATTAAATGCACTATTGCTTCAGGGCTTTCTTTTTTAGGAACGCCACCCTATAAAAGCAATTCATGTTTTGTTGAAAACGGAACAAGCGAAAATGTGTTTTATGACGCATTAAGCCGTGATAATTTGATTTATTCCTTTGCCCATTCATCGGGAACGCTTTATTTTGATACGGGGTATTATCCTTATGTCAAACTCGGCGGGTCTGCTTCGTTTAGCCCTCAATATGTTGCGCCAACCGTTGCAGATTCAACCGATGTGAATATGCTTCAATTGACTGTTGATGCTGGCGTTGGGGCGTTTGAACCAGCCTCGACAACGCCAACAGACAACGATAAAGCAAAGCGTTTTCTTTTTAGCGCAACCACTTCTGAAATTGTGATTGTTGATGGCTTTTCAGCGTTTGATGGTGGCTATGCAACATGGGTATTTCAAGCAAAAAGTGCTGGCTTTCTTATCCCCACATCAAACCTTGTCGAATACAACAATTGCACATTTTCATTTTACAAAATGATAATTTCAGCAACGGATGATGGGGCAGGTGCATGGGCTAAAATTGCTCAAGGCGCACGACTACGCTTGAATGACTTTACCGTTGAGGTGGGTGCATCTGTAAAGGGCGCAGGGCCGTCTGCAATCCATCTAATCAACCGACCGACCATCAAAGGCACTTGGGGCTTTTTCCCCGTTGCTGACGGCATCTATCACCACAAAGAAGGTGAATTGCTTGGCGTTGCTGATGGCGGAACAGGATTAACCAGCATTCCCGAAACATACATTCCTTTTGGCGGAGAGTCAAATGCACTTTCGACCTCTTCCCGCTTGACATTTGATAGCAACCTTAATGAATTGACGATTGACGGAAAATTGACGGTTTCAGGATTGATTGACCCAACAGGGCTTGAATTAACTCCCGTTGCCGCAAATCCCGGTGGCGTAGACGCAAACACGCTATGGCTTGATAGCGCCGATAGCAACAAATTAAAATTAGGCTCAACAGAAGTCGGCGGAGGCGGAGGTGCAGAAACAGACCCCGTATTTACCGCATCACCAGCCGCTTTAATCACAAATGCTGGTTCGGGCGATGTGTCGCAGGGCGATACCGCTTTTGGTTGGGGCGACCACGCAGGGCTTTACGCTACGGCGGCTCAAGGCGCATTGGCTGATACCGCCCTTCAATCAGCCTCCGATATTGACATTTCAGCCTTAACTGCAAATACGGCAATTGCCGATGCAGACCTGCTTCTTCTCGACGACGGGGCAAACGGCACAAATCGCAAAATTACCTTCACCGAAGTCAAGGAATGGATTCGTGGCGATGGTGTGCTGGTCGGTCGTGATGGTGGGGTCAATGAATTGAGGGTGCGAGACTCTCGTGATGATGGCGAATTGTTGCCCGATTCGGTGGCCGACAAGACTGTTTCATTTGACTTCACCGACGACCTTAGCACCTACACACCAAGCGCATATTGGTCGGGGGTCATAACAATGAAAGGATGGGGTGGCTCATACCGAGCCTTTCAATTGCTTTCGTCGGCATCCAGCGAGGGGACTTCGGCGGTTGATACCGAGCCGCTCTATTTCAGAAGCGGAGAAGATAATGTGTGGGGCGCGATGCGTGAAGTCTTGACATTCCCCGGAACAACGCCAAACGCTGACGGGGCGGCAAACCAAGTGCTTCAAACAGATGGGGCAGGAACGCTTTCATGGGTGGATTTACCCGCAGGTGGCGGAGGAACGCCATCGGGTGTGGCTGGTGCTATCCAATTCAGCGACGGTGCGGCCTTCGCCAGCGACGACGCAAACCTGCACTATGACGACGCAAACAACCGATTGGGCGTTGGAACAAACACGCCAGCACATACGCTTCATGTCCACGGAGTCGGGAGTTATCCCATGCGAGTTCAGGCAAATCAAGGCAACCTTCGGATGAATCAATACGGCCACCTTCACATTCAAAACGATAACTCTTCCCCAACCGACGGCGACACCATAGATGACCCCATTTGGTCGGTCGGCCAGCGTGATGGAGGGCAATTTGACATAGCCTTCGGGAATGCAAATCCCGATTTGGTTTCCTATGCCGACCAATTGTTTGTTTTACAACGGGCGGGGAATAGCGCGACGGGGCAGAAGCAAATCGGATTTTTGGGGGCTACACCAACAGGGGCAATTGACGACGGCGCAGGTGCGGCACTACAACCTATCCTTCCTACGCTTCCAACACCGACCCCAAACGAAACGGCTCTTGCTCAACGATTGGATGCAATTCTCGCTGGACTTCAAACGCTCGGACTCTTCCTATGAGGTGAAAACATGGATAAATGGCTCGATAAATATGTTGCGCAAACAATGGACTCGCAGGTGTTAAGGAATGGGATTTTTGATTCGGATTTGGAAACGCGCTTGTGTTGGAATGCTATTGCTATTGTGCTGGCCGTTTGCTATTTGCCGACAATTCTATGAGGTGATAAAATGACAAAAAGAAAAGGAAAAATCGTGTATCAGCCACCCGAAAGGTGCTATACAAATGTGAACATTGAAGAAACACCGCATGGCTATCGTCTATTTAGGGACGGCGAAAGCCATCATTTTACAGTCATCCCGTTGTCAAAAGCGGTATCGGTGGACTATAAAGGAAGTGGAAAAAATGAATGAAGAATTGATGTTGCTTGCTGGCTTGGGTATTTTTGCAGTCGGATTTGGTCTTAAGCACTATCGGAAACTGCGCACAAAGGTCGAAGAGGCACTTGAGGATGGTGAATTGAGTCTTGATGAAGCCCTTGACATTGTGCAGTCCGTCGAAGAAACCATTGAAGAAGCAAAATCCTTGCCTTCTCCTTCTGCTATGAAGCGTATGCGCAAAGACGAATTAAAAGCATTGTGCGCAAAACATGAAATTGACGCAAAAGGAACAAAGGATGAAATTATTGCACGGCTTAGGGAGGCTCTTGAATGACGCATTATTGTGAAGTCGCTGATGTTGGTTCACGCCTTTCCCTTGATAGTGCGCAACGCACACGGGCAGAAAACCGAATTGAGCGTCATATTCGTCAAGCCAGCATTGAAATAGACCAATGCTTTCTTGAATACGGACGGGATGAACCAAGCGTTGCTATTGCAGAATCAACCCTTGATGGTGCAATTAGCGCAGGCGCAACAACCATAACGCTCACCGATGCTTCTTCCTTTTCAGCAAGCGGCAGTGGAAACATTGACAGTGATTCTTTTTCGTGGACGGGCAAATCCAGCAACGACTTGACAGGATGCACGGGTATTTCATTTAATCATCATAACAATTCAAAGGTTCAAGAAGGAAAATATGCTCATGTTGTGCGTGAAATCTGCGCAGACCTTGCGACGGCTTCATACCTTGAGGACGAAGGCACAATGCAAACAAATGCAGACGGTGGGCTTCGTGGGCAAGCACTGCGAAAGCGTGGAATGAATGCCCTTATGCGCCTTGCGCACATGGGAGAGGCTTAAGGATGCAAACGCACACACGACGAGGCTCGACGGTTGAGTTCAAACTTACAACCGATGATTCGGGTCTGCGTCGTGCATTGGCTTTTATGGGTCGTGAAGGTGGAAAACGCCTTGATGGTTTGATGAAGCAAATTATTGACGAAGAAGTGGAACGAGCAAAGTTAAGGCTCAAAATGATGGCGAGGGCGCTTGCTGGTGTAAAAGTCCCGCAAACAACGCTTTATGTCCCAATGCGCAGATTCAAACAGTCTAAAAACATTCATGTAAAGGTGGCCGACGCATTGAAAAACGAGCGTGTGCGAAGCAAACATTACACTGTCCACACGGGAAACTCTTTGAACGAAGCCGCCGTTGGTGTTCTCGGTCAAAGGGGCGGTCGTCTTGCGCACATTGTAGCAAAGGGTATTGACCCGTTTAGATACGGCAACCTTCCCACGACTGTTCGTTCAAGCACTGCGTTTTATGCGGCTACGGGACAACCGGGCGGCGTTTCCTTTTGGATGCGTATGCGTGGCTCTCATCCGGGTTTCTATCAAACATTTGACTACATCGGCACTGTCGAGCAAATGTCAAAGAAGCAATTTCAAGAAGTCGCACCTGTGATGATTAAACAGATGGCTCGCCAAGCAGGCTTTGCAGAAGTTCCGACAAAATCCAAACTTTCATCTAAGGTTAAGGGTCAAGGAGTTATGTTTGCGAGAGGCGGTGAATGAAAATGACGGTATCAAGGCAAACAGATTATTGGACTGCGCGACTTAACGGCCAAGACCCCACTTCTCCCGTTGGGATGAACAACACTGCATGGTCGCTTGACAGTGGCGATGCTGGCGATGGTGTTTCACAAAATGGGTATTGGCGCATAACTTCCTCAAGCGGAGGGCAGTCATGGAAGCAAACCGTCGCTGATGATGATAACGACTTGACTCTCATCTGCGCAATCCATCAAGAATCTGCGCCCGATGCCGATGAAGTGATAATGACTCTCGACAACGGCACTTATCGGGTTGAGGTTCAAATTATTGACATTCATCAAGTGAAATTGGTTGGAAGCACTGCCGTTGAAAGTCCAAACCTTGATTTTGAAATGGGTGATGATGCCGCCGTTCCCATTATTTTGCGTTTGACTCTCACCAATGACGGCACTGCTCGACTGTATATGGCTGAAATAATTGAGGATGATGACGCACAACAACACTACCTTGAGGTTTCTGCGCAAAGCAGTTCTGCGCAGGGCGCTTTTTTCGGAACGACTACGGGAACGGTTGATTTTTACAGTGTTTATTTTACGCCTCATGGTGCTTATTCCCCCGATGAAATGGATATGTCCGATTTTATTTCACACAGTCTTTTGCGCACAGGTATGAAGGTTCGTGATGTTCTGCGCAATAGCAATCGTTTGTTTCTCAAGACTCATGTTGGAAGCGCAGGAATTAACTATGCGTTTGATTTGTCAAGCGACTCGATGATGAACCGCTATCAATCCCCATCAGTCCATGTGATGATTCAAAAAGCAGACTCCCCGGAGTTTTTGACTCTATCGGGAACACGAACCGACCAGCGATACAATGTGATGATTTTCGTTTCAGCAAAGGGAACAAATTATGAGAATGCTTATCGTCTTGCCGCCTCCATTCTTGGTGAAGTGTTTGATGAATTGTATGTGAACACAGGCTTGGACGATGGTGTGGATAGTCTGCTTGGCTACACTACAACCTTTGACTCAAAAGTGGACGACGATGAAATTGTTTGCATTCACACACTGTCCCTTGAATACATGAAGAAAATCCGAATGTTCTATCGTGAAGCATGATATAATGTTTTTAAGGATAACCTTCATAAAGCAAACCAACCCTCTTTAGGGCATGACGAGCCACCAATTGCGCTATTTGACAATGGCGAAAGAAGGCACATACAATGATTCAAGCACCGAAGTCAATGTTTATGTTGGTGAAGTGGAAAGCGAATCATATCAGCAGTCCTATGATGTGCTAAAGCGCAACGACATTAACTATTATGGCGCACGAAAAGCCATTGTAAGCAAAAAAATCGCAGAAGGCTCTTTTACCTGCGCACTACAACCCGACGCATTCGTTTTGTGCGCACTTCACGGTATCATGGGCGTTGATACGCCTTCGACGGACAGTGGCTCAACGCCGACTACCGACGAGCGCCGCTTCACTGAAATTGCATTGACAGCAAGCACCGAATTGCCTTCCTATACGATTCGTGTTGGTCGAGATGACTACGAACACATTTTCCCCGGTCAAGTGATTGAAAGCATCGCCGTTTCCGCAAGCATTGGCGAATACGCTATGCTGACCGTGAACACCGTTGGCGCAGAACAAGAGGATGCAGAAGGAACGCTTGAAACGACCTATGTTCCCGACTACACGGGCGATGCCGCACACTTTGCTGGCGCTTATGTCAATTTTGAATCCGTCGCAACCAACAGTGCGTTTTCAAACATGGTTCAAAGCATTGACTTTGAAATCAAGACAAACCGTGATATGGATAACGCATATAGCCTCGGCAGTGAAACCTGTGTGCGTGCGCCACCTATCACCCTGCGAGAAGTGAGCGGTTCAATCACCTTTCACAAAGCATTGGACTCAACCGACAGTGCAAGCGGTGCGCCTTATTTTGAGGAATTGCGAGCCGCAACCGCCGCAGGCGGAGAAGCATTGTTTGACCCAAGCGGCGCTGATGTTCCCGCACTATCCGCTTTGTTCCGTGTGGACGCAAATAACTTCATTCGCTTTGACTTTGCGCGAGTCATTTATGAAATGCCTGAAACCTCGGTATCAGGTCGTGATTCGCAAACTATGACCGTCAATTTCCACGCACTATGGGAAGATGATGCAAGCGGTCGTGATGGAATGGTTGAAATCACGGCTAAAGGAACGGGCGCAACAGATTATGATGCTTGAGGTGGGTTAAGTGCCTATCACAGACCCTTCCGCAGTCGCAACGACAACCGTTCATGGAACGCATTTAACCATTGGCGCTTCCATCGAAGGAGTCCTGCAAGGTCTTAACGCAAATAGTGAAGTTATTGACATTTCAGTGGTTCGCAGGGCAGTGGGGAATAACTACACTGCCTTCATCACTTATGAAGAAGCACCAGCCGCACCTTGAGGTGAATAGTCCATGATGAGCAAAAGAAGTCGCTCATTGGATAGCATAGAAGAAAAGGAAAGTGAATACAATGCCTGTATTGAAGAAAGAGATTGAATTAGATAACGGAAACATGATTTGGGTTCGTCAAGCATCAGGTCTTGACAAATTGAAAATTGAAAACATTCAGCAACGGGTTGCTCGGCAATTCCGCCACTTTGGTCTTGACCCGACCGAATGGACTCCCGAACAACACGAAGAGTTTGCCGTGGCTATGGATGAAGCGGGTGCTGGAATTGAAGCACAAATCCAAGCATGGATTCCCAATTGTATTTTGACCGAGGACTTCGACATTAACACTTTGACGAGCCTTGAATTGATGGATATTCTGCGCTTTGTGCGTGGCGACACTTTGGAGGGCGCAGTCCCTTTGGCTTAATTGGGCGTGTAGCACCAACACTATGTTCAGCATTCAAAGGAACACTACCAAGCGACCTATTCAAGCGTTATGATGATGAAACGGGCTATGAAATGCTTCAATTTGACATGATGGTTGCGGCTGAAATAT